GCACAAATGGCAGATACTACTATTGAAACGCCATTTAAGGACTATACCGGATATGGTAAAGATGGCCTGCCAGTGCAGCCTAAATATGCGTCACTAAATACTATTGGAATTAAGGCAAGGCCGATTGATTTAGAGTTATCTGCTGATATTGCGCAAGGTAAGGATGGAAAGGAATTATCAAGTCTAAAAGCTGAAGCAAGACAGCTCGCTAGAATGCTCGATAAAAAAGCAGTTAGCCAACGAGAGTATGATCGCAAGCTGCAAGAGATACTGGATAAAGCCGAGGTTATTCAAAGCAAATATTAATCGCATGGGTTTTTAGCTCATCTACTAGCATACGGTAAACAACAGGAGTTACCGTATGTCACAAGCACCTAATTACACACCAGCAGTAAGTTTTGCAACAGAAGAGACTAATTCAGTAGCAGGGCGGTCAACAGTTAGAACTGTGGCAATAGACACAGAGTTAGCTAACGCATCATCTTCAATCAATGCAATTAATACTAATCTTAAGTTATTGCAGAGAGATGATGGAAAGCCAAAAGACTTCATTATTGAGCCTTATGCGCTATCAGAACAGACGAGAGCCTTAATTTCTGCTGGTGGAAATCCTAGAGGAATATGGAATGCAGCTACATCCTATTCAGTCGGAGACTGCGTAACAAATACAGGGTTTGCCTATTTATGTGTTTCAGCACATACCTCATCAAGCGTTTTTGATTCAAATCTATGGATGTCAATTTCAGGGGATGGATCAGCAGCAGCATATGCAATTGATTCAGCTGCTAGTGCCGCCGCCGCACTTACATCAGAAAACAATGCAGAAACGGCAGCGTCAACAGCAACTACAAAGGCAAGTGAGGCTAATGCATCAGCAATAGCTGCATCTGGAAGTGCAACAAACTCTGCTAACTCTGCTATTGCGGCACTAGCAAACAAAGTATTAACTGATTCAAATGTTACTGCATCAAATGACAGTGCAGCGGCGGCCTTAGCCAGCGCAAATGCAGCAGATGTTTCAGAGGCTAACGCAGCGCAAAGTGCTATTGATGCTCAAGCTTCTGTTGGTGCCGTAAAAGTATCCGCAACCGACACCGTAGCTACGCCTCTTGAAACTGCACTTCAGGCTGGTTACGGGGCTACTTTCACAAAACAGAACCCTAGCGCAAATGAAGTATTACGGATTGATATTGATCCTTTAAGCGCATTCAAAAAAGCCGACATTAAAACAGTCGCATTCATTAAAACTGGTGCTGGCACTATCTCGATTAAAGCAGGTGCAAAAATTGAGGTGGCTGATACCTTACAGGTTTTTGCAGCGCAAACAGCCATTGTTATGCCAACCTTAACCGCTGGTACTGACTATGCAATCTATGTATGTACGGATGGCACAGTGAGAGCGGATGCAAGCTTCACTGCGCCTAGTGGTTACACCATTAGCAATAGCCGTCAGATAGGTGGCTTTCACTATGCGCCCGGTGGCAATGCTGCGGCACAAGCAGGGGGCAATACTACCCCTGCCATTAACGAATACTCAATTTGGGATTTAAAGTTTAGACCTGCCTGCTCAGACCCACGCGGTATGGCTTTAATTGCTGATAGCTTTTGGGCTGATATTTACTTACTTGGTGTGGATTATTTAACCAACGGCTCAAGCAAATACAACGTATCTATTGCAGATGGTTCAGCGCCGCCTAAACGTTCAACGCTATACGGTGGCAATGGCACATTAACTTATGCCGATGGTAACTGGTGGAATCTCAACGAGGCATTGAAGCATGTAGGTAAACGCAGCCCGACTTATTCAGAGTTTTCAGCACTGGCTTATGGTACGACTGAAGCCACTTCTAGCGGCGGTACTGACGTGCCAACTACTGGCGTATCAGGCACAGGTGCAACGAGTGCATGGAATCTATTTACCAGTAAGTTTGGTGTTATTCAAGCCACTGGTTGTATGTGGATTTGGGGTGATGAGTTTGGGGGTGGCGCGGCGGCTGCGTCTTATGTTGCTAACACGCAAGGGCGTGGTAGCACTTACCAAATGGAGAACGCCGTGCTTCTCGGGGGCTACTGGGGTGGGGCTGCGGACTCCGGTTCTCGCGCTTCGTACTGGGGCAACTCGCCGGCGCTCTCGTACGTGACCGTCGGTGCGCGCGGCGTCTGTGACCACCTGACCCTTGTATAGGAGGGGCGAAAGCCCCGACATTAATCTAATAGAAAGTGAGATATGGACTTAGTTGTTGACCAAGAAGTGAGCTACGAACAAATGGCTATCGTGCAAAAGTACGAGACTGTCATTAACTATTGCTACCCTATCGCGCAGAATATGGCGCGTAAACACGGTGTTGCGCGTGATATGTTCATTCGCGCATTACTAGGGCAGGTAGAGCTTTTTGACCAAGCAGGTAAGTCTAATCAAATCTCAAAAGTTTATGCCGCAGATGCAGGGTTAGCTAATCTGCGGTTTTGGTTTCGCTTTATCTCAGGAAACAAACTCCGGGGCATGACCATTCACCAGTACCAAGTAGCTTTAACTTTGCTTGCGGAGGTGGGTGCCATGGTAGGTGGTTGGATTAAACGAGTGAAGCGGAAAGGGCAACATGGGCAATAACGCCGTGCTTCTCGGGGGCAACTGGAATGAGGCTGCGAACTCCGGTTCTCGCGCTTCGAACTGGAACAACTCGCCGACGAACTCGAACGTGAACATCGGTGCGCGCGGCGTCTGTGACGATGTAATAAAAGAGGTTAGTAATACGCTTTGCCACATCTACGGGGTGGCAAGCAGGCCTAGTAAAATAATGTGGTCAGCCATGTTGTCCTGCTTCGGCGAATACACTAAGAGGTTCAGCACACCGCCGAGTATCCCTATTGGGAGAAAGGCGCGGCTGGCATATCATGGGTAAACGCTATAACAACTTAATCGAGCGCATCGCCAGTATAGAAAACCTGCGCGAAGCGTACCGAAAAACCGCCTTAAATAAAACAAAGTCATTCGGCTACTTGGATTTTAGAGAGTATGACGAAGTGAACTTGCTACGCATTCGTGAGGCTATTCTCGCAGGTGCATGGCAGCAAGGCGAGTATCGTCAATTTATTGTATATGAGCCTAAGGCTAGGCTTATCTCAGCCTTAGATTTTAAAGACCGCTTAGTGCAGCATGCGCTAGTGAATGTGGTAGGTGACATATTTGATAATGCACTGATGCCTAATACCTTTGCTTGCCGTACTGGACTAGGTACGCATGCAGGCGTGTGCTTTGTACAAAGCCAACTACGCAAGACAGAGGCTACTCACTTTTTAAAAACAGATTATGCCAAGTTCTTTCCGTCTATCGACCTAAGCGTACTGCACGCCATGATTGAAAATAAAATCGTGTGCGATAGAACAATGAATCTTATCCGCTCAATGGTGCCTGCTACTGGCTTTGGCTTGCCTATTGGCAGCTTAACCAGTCAGATATTTGCAAACCTATACGGTAACGCTGCGGATAGGTTCTTGCACTTTAACTTAGGCCACCGTGCATGGGCTAGATACATGGATGATATTGTCGTGGTTTCTAAAGACGCTGGCCTGCTGAAAGAAACAAAGACCGCACTTACTGAGTTTAGCGCAAGCGTACTGAAACTCACGATCAGCAAGTGGCAAGTATCGCCAGTAAACAAAGGCATTAACTTTTTAGGCTATCGCATATGGCCTACACACAAACTACTCAGAAAATCATCCGTCACTCGCGCTAAACGCAAGATTGCAAATTACTCCGCTCACAACGAGCAAGACCGATTAACCCGATTTATCGCTTCATGGAAAGGCCACGCAAGTTGGGCTGATTCACATAATTTACTTAACCATTTGGAGAGCCACTATGCGCTTAATTAACACGCGATCAGACTTAGACGCCATTGCTGGAACGCCTGAGCATGATGCTTTTATCAATGTGCTAAAAGGCTCTATCTATCGCCTTGAGAAAAACGATACTGCACAGCAATGGGTATTAATAACAGATACCACAACTATTGAGAAGTACGGCTTCACCGTGGCTGATTTTGCAGACCTAACGCCGCCTAAGGTTCCGGTATATGTGGCTGATCCGGTAGCAGTTCCGCAATCAGTCTCTATGCGATCAGCTCGCTTGGCCTTGCTTCAGGCTGGCGTGTTATCAACAATCAATACAACAATTGCCAGTATGCCGGGTGTAGAAGGTGACGCTGCGCGCATTGAATGGGAATACGCACAAGAAGTACGCCGTGATAGTGCGCTTGTGCTATCACTTATCCCATTGCTAAACATGACAGACAGTGAGATTGACGGGTTATTCATTCTGGCAGGGTCGTTATGAAATACCTCTACTGGTTAGCGCTTTTACCGTTCTCTTTTGTGGTGGGTGTGCTCGGGCGTATCTTATCGCCTGTCGTTTGTTTATTCATCAAGCGAGATCCTGTGCTAGATACCGTTAAACGTTTAGGAAAGCAGCGCGCAAAACTTGATCGTGACCGCTTAGTTTGGTGGCTGACTTGGTTTGATACCGATGATAACTGCACAGATGAATATTGGTATGGATGGTATGACGAAACCAGTACAAAGACGCAGCAATACTATGACACGCACATAGTTTACCGCTGGTATTGTCGGATTATGTGGATTAACCGTAACTCGATGTACACGTTTAATCGCAAATTCTTTGGGCTGCCTAAAGATAGTAAATTAGCATGGCAATACAAAGCTGATATTCCGCTATGGTTTGGCTATTACAACTCAGTGAATATCGGGTTTAAGTCTCACAAAGGCATTGATAGATTGATGCTTGCAGGTAGGTTATTAGGTTTAAGAAAACAAAAATAAAAGGGGGTATTACGTGGAAGCGCAAACAATCATTAACGTGGCAATAGGCTTAGCTGGTGGCCTAGGGGGGTGGATTTTGAATAATCTTAAATCATCTATTGATGAACTTCGTAAGGCTGATTCAATGCTTGCCGATAAGGTTCAGCATATCGAGGTATTGGTGGCTGGTACATATGTGAAGCGTGATGACATGGACAAGCTAGGATCTGCGCTATTCGCAAAGCTAGACAAAATAGAATCGAAGCTAGACGGTAAGGCTGATCGCTAAATGATTGAAGCCACACTTATCACTCGCGTAGATAGCAACGAGCAAGGCACGCTCGGCAATCTATCCATGCTTGGTAAATCGTGGTTTACGCTTGAATTGCCATGGTTTGATAACGCGCAAGGTAAGAGTTGCATACCTGAGGGTGTATATACAGTGCGCTGGACAAAATCACCACGCCTTAAAAAATATACCTATGAGATTGTAGGCGTGCCAGATCGTGCAGGCATTCGCATTCACGGTGGGAACTTGGCAGGAACAACACCGAAGTACATTACCCATAGCTTAGGGTGCCCATTGCTTGGGTATAAGGTTGGAACAATCAGAGGTCAGCGCGCGGTATTAGATAGCCGTAGGGCGGTGGCAGATTTTGAAAGACTAGGCAATAAGCAAACAATAAAATTGGAGGTTAAAAATGTTTGATTTACTTTTAGGTGGTTCAACTGGTGGCGTACTTGGTGTGGTAGGCGCACTTTTTAAGCATGGATTAGAAGCTTACCAGGAGCGCAAAAAAGCAGAGGCCAGTCTGTTATTGTTGCAAGAATCTAACAAGCATGAGCTTGCAATGGCAGATAAGCAAGCTGCACTGATAGAGCTAGAGGCCAAGAACGCTGTCACACTCGCAGAGCTTAATGCTTCGCGTGATATTGATGTTGCAAGCTACAATGCACTGGCTAGTTCTTACGATGCAGACAAAGCAACTTATTCAGATGCCAAAACGTCAGGCTGGATGATCGCAGTAGATGCTGCGAGAGGTTTTATTAGACCGTTCCTTACCTTGATATTCAGCCTATCAATTATGGTCATGACGGCATGGCTATGGATTAAAGTTCCTGATACTATGACGGGTAATCCTGATTTTTTAAAATCTACATTTTACAGGTTGCTTGATGCTCAGATATTCTTAGCAACTAGCGCGGTTGGTTGGTGGTTTGCTGCAAGGCAAATTAGCAAATAG